TTTCATAGACCATTGAAGTAGCATTAAGATTAACTACTGTTAAAATTAAATTTTCCGCACCACCAAATGATGCAGAACCTATTGTTATGGTATCATTTACTTCGTATTTTTTTCCACTATTTGTAATCTCTATGTTAGAAACAACATCACTAGTAACACTAATTGTAAATACCGCATCTAAACCAATACCAGAGCTTGTTCCAGTTATATTAGTATAAACTCCATCGGTACCTGATATTGTAGGATATGATATAGAATTAATGGTTCCTAAATATTGAGTAAAATCAATTGAAATTACTGGTGTTTCTATTCTATTAAATCGAAAAGATCTACCTATGATATTGTCTATAAAGTTATCTGATATATTATTATCATAAAAATACTCACCAATAGTATTGTTATTAAAATTGTTTCCAATAATGTTACCTCTATAATCACCACCACCAAATCCAAAACTATTAGAAATGTTATTATTATAAAAATTATTTCCAATTTTATTATTTTGGAAATTATTTTCTATTTGGTTTGATCCAAAACTATTTAATATAAAATTATATTGAAATCCATCTAATATATCATTTGATATAAAATAATCTGCGATGTTATTTGAATAAAAATCTCCTATTTGATTAAATCCAAAGAAAAATCCTATTTTATTACTCTCAAAATTACCTGATATTAAATTTCCTTTAAATCCAAAACCTATTTGATTATTTTGAAAATTTAAACCGTTAGATGTTGTTCCTATTGTATTATTTTGGAAATTCCCACCAATAGTATTATCATTAACACTATGAAAAATAGTATTATCATAGAAATTATAACCTACTGTATTATAATTAAAATAATAACCTTCAAATTTATTATTAAAACAATATTGAATTTTATTATTTCTAAATCCTCCAAGTATTATATTTTGACCAAATTCATCAATTGTATTATAACTAAAATCATCATATCCTGTAAAAAAATTATTATAATATTGTCCATTAACAGTATTAAAATTAAAATCTATACCTTCATAATCTCCTAAATTATTACTATAAAATCTATTCATAATTAGATTATTTTGAAAATCACAATCAATTACATTATTATAAAATTCGTCATTAATTGTATTATTATCAAAATCATTAGTAATTATGTTGTTGTAAAAATCACCCCTAATTATATTAGAGTTACAATCGTCATTAAATGTGTTATTTCTAAAATTACTTTCAAATGAATTATCTATATAGGATCCTCCTCTAAAAACATTATTAGATAATAAAAATGGTAATTCTTCCCATGATGTATATGCAACTGTATTTCCACAAGTATTATTAAAGCATTGATTATGGTTTTCAAAAGTCAAATATTCATTAGAATTTGTACTAGAAATAATATTATTTTGTTTCCAAGACATTTCTGAAAGTACTCTTGCATCAACTAATCGAGTAGAGCTAAAAGAAACAATATTATGACCAGTAACAACCATATTAGTATCATCAACAATTGAAACAATTTGATAATAAGATATAAGAGGTTCATAATTTAAAATACCTACAATGCTCGAAGTGGCAAAATTAGTAAAAGATGTACCAATACCCGTTACATTACCAAAACTATCAATTGAAACTGTACCATCATAAACTTGTTCAGAGAAATATGAATCATATCTTTTAAAAAGAACTTCTCTAAAATCATAATCGAATGAATTTCCTTGATTATCTTTTCTGTGTGTGATTCTTCCAAAAGCAGTTCCTCCAGTTACTTCTGTAACTGAAAAATTAATATCATAATGAATTATATCTCCTGGATGTTGTGGTTGATAAGCTAATTCAGAAATTTTATCCACATCTGTTGCGAATACAATTATTGATGAAGTATTTCCTTGTCTGTAGTTACCAGTTCTAATTGAACCACCATTATAATCAAAATCTGGCTGATCGTAACAAGTTCTAAAATCATTTATTAAATAATATGATGCTGTTGATAAAGAAGCACCTGTTATCATATTTACTAAGTCAGAATAGGTAACCTCATATACAATTCCACCTCCTTGTGGGCCAGTGGGTCCTTGTGGACCTTGTGAAGAAGTTCCGGATCCGGTAATTCCTTGATATAATGATTCTAAATAGGTGAAGTTACCATCCATCTCGGCAATAGATAATCTTCTTCCAATTTGACCCCTAAGAATTAAACTTTGTGTAGGCATAGCTATGTAATTATTTTATTATGTATATATAAAAATAAAAATTAATAAAAATAGTATATAAGTGTAAATTTAAGAAAATGTATTCAATTTAGCTAAAACATTTGACCAAGTAGCACCATATCTAAAAAAATTAAATTCAATAACATCTATTTGATTAGGATTCCCAATACCAGTTGAACCATTTAACCAAAGTGGTGATATAGGGGAACCATCTATTGATAAATTAGATGGTATATAAGCAGTTGAACCTTGTGATATAATAATTTTTGCAGTAATTAATCTATTATCAGTGGTTGGAATATTTGTAAAATCTGCTATAAAATCTTGATCAACTGTATCTATATACCAAATACCGCCATTATTAAAATTAAAATAAATAGTAGAAGGTGAAAGTCCATATGCGGCAGTAGCACCATTTATTTTTTCACTTGTTTGTTGTAAAGTTGTCAATCCATACATTTCTATTGATGAAAATGTGCTTGAAATATTTTTACCACTTTCTCCTGTTAAATTTATATACCAGAAACTATAAGTAAAAACCTGATTATTACTATCAGTTAATCCATATCCAATAGATGAATCAACAATAATTTGTAAATCTCCAGTTATAGTATAATCATCAATACGTCCAATAAATAAAATAGAAGAATCTTCTTCAACATAATCTTCAATCATATAATCATTTATTAACGTATTATAAACTATAACACTCTGTCCGGCAGTATAAGATAAATCTTTTTGTGTAGATAAATTAACAACATATCCTGGATTAGGAATTTGTAATGGAGTACTTGAAGTAGCACTATAACCATATTTCAAATTATCTAAGGAATTCTTTTTCTTTTTTAGAAAGTGAATCAATTCCTTTTTCTGAAATTTTTTCAAGTATAACATCTACATTCAATACAACGTTAGTTGGTTTGAATGATAATGATGGTAGGTCTTTTAAGAAATCTTTGAAATCATCTTGAATGATGATATCTTTTGAAGATTTATGAACATAAGCGAAAGCTATAAAAGTATCTTTATCAAAGAATATTTTTGTATATCCAGATTCTTTGTGTTCAAATAATTTAGCAGCATCAATATTTTTAATATTGTTCTCATCAAGAAGTCTTTTAAAATCTTCAACTGATTTGAATTTATTTAAATGTATAACTATTGCATTTTGGAATTTCATAGCTTTCTTGTTTGTTTTATAAATATACAAATTATTTTTTATATATACAAAAAAGTAATTATTTTTTATGAACAAACTGTTAACTAGAGACTCATTTCTAAAAGAAATTAATAGTAAGTATTATAGTAAATTTACAGGAGTTCCAGTCAATGAAGTCTTTGCTAATGATATTCCATGGGGTGATACACATATTGGTAGAATGATAAATTCTATCACTAGAAAGGCAAAAATTGTTTTTAACAAGAGACGAATAAGTGGATTGATATCAGGTTTAAAATCTTTATTTGATCAGATGTTGGATATTGGTAAAGTTGATACTGCAAATATTGATGAAATGTTTTTAAAAATATCTATTTATCTTGGATTATTAGAAGAACAGGTTAAAGATGAAAATGAAGAAATTGATATTATAATAGGTACTACATCTGATTTGATACAATTTGTTACAGACTATAGTTTTGATGAGAAAGAGATAATGTTAAAAACTTTAAATGACTTTTTAGATTTTTTAGAAGATTTAAAAGATGATAAAGTTGATAAACTTGATAATAAACAAACTATTGAAAAATCTGCACCAGATATTTATCTTAGTTCATTAACACTTTTAAAATCAGTTGTTCAATTAAATGATCTTATTTTAAAACAAAAGCCTTTACCAGTTGAGAAAAAATCTGTTAAGACTAATATACAAATAGGTAAAGAATATTTATATGGTGATAAAGTTGTTAAGGTTGTAGATTTAGATCATCCAAGAAAAGCTGGTATTGATAAGAAATGGTTAACTGATGATGATTCAAGAAATAAAGAGGAAAATATAAATCCGAATGTTTTTGTTATATGGAGAGATCCACAAACAAAAACATATAAACCAAATGCTGCAGGTCAAGCAGTTGATCCGTCAAAACTTAAACCATTTATTAATAATGTTAATGTTAATAGTAATCCTGTTTCTGTAAATGCTAGTAAATACCATAATATAATGTCTAACCCTATTAATGAGAGTATAGAAGGTGATAATATATGGAATAAAATTGTTAAATCATATAATACAGTTGGATTATCAAAAATGATTCCAAGAATAAAAGAATTAATTGAAAAATCAAAAGATGATAATTCTAATGAGAAAAAATATGTATCTATAATAGGAAAACAAGTTATTCAAAATAAATCTACTGTTGGTAAAGAAGTTCCTTATGAGCAACTTATAAAAGAAGAAGTAGAATCTATACCTACTGTTTATAATGATATACCTAAAGCAATATCATTAATAAGTAGATATATTTTACCTATTAATGATCATAAAGATATTTTAAGAGATAAAGTTGAGGAAATAAAAGTTATTTCTTCATTTATAGATAGTTTTAGAGAATTAGAGAATTCTTTAGAAGAAAAGAATATAGAGTCTAAAAAAGAGTCTTTACTTGGATATTCAAAATTCTTGATTTTATTAGAAAATTCTAAGTATCATAGTCAGATATTAGAAAAATTTAATGAATTATTTACTGATGATATTAAAAACACTTTCCAAATTTCTGAGGAAATGAGAAATAAATTAGAAAATATTAAAGAATATCCAAATGGTCAACTTGTATTTACGTCTAGTGATCCAATTATTGAAATAGTTAGATTATTTAATAGGGCTTGGAGAATACATACTCCTGGTGTTATTCCTTCTGGAAGAACTGGTGGTAGAGTTTCAAATTCGGTATTTAGAGAATATGAAGACTTAGGAAGTGGAAGTGGAACACCAGATGTCCCTGGTAGTGGTCCTTATAGAAATATTGAACTATATGATTCTTGGTTTGAATCTGTTCAGGATATTTTAAGTGATACTAAATATAGACCTATTTTTAGTGAAAATGTTGTTTTTAGATTTGTAAACGATGAAACTGGTCAAGAGGGAGATTCTATTAAGAAGGGTGGTAAAATACTTTTAAAATTTATAAATGAATTACTATCAGATAGTAAAATGTATAAATCAGGTGCTGTTAATAAATTTATTGTTGAATATTTTCAATTAGATCCTTCAAAAATTGAAGGAGTGGGTACAAATTATGCTGGTTTTGAAAATGATTCTAAAAGTAATAATAAAACATCTTCTAAAATAAAAAATATTGATGTTGAGTATAGAACTATTGATAAAATTAAGGAACTAAATAAGTATTCTGATGATTTAGGTAAATTATTTTCTGATATTTCAAATAATTCAACATATAAAAATTTAGCTTTCAGAATTGTAGTAGAAGAAAAGACATATTTTTGTATTTATAATTCAACTGAAAATGAATATCCTATTTTCACATTTAGTTCTGGTAACTATGCTTATGATCTAACTAAAGTTTCTGGTATATCTAAGATTAATTTTCCTTTAAATGTTTATTTAGCATCACTAGAAAAGAACAGTACTTTCAAAGTTGGTTCTACTTCTAAAATTAATTTTGTTGATGTTTCTAAAAATACAATTTCTGACGGTGATGAGAAATCTCAGGATTTTAAAATTTCTAAAATTGAAATTCTATGTGAGAAAAACACTCAAAATCTTTATTTAGAATTGGATAAATATCTACCTAATTTAAAAAGCAACATTAGTAGAAATTTAACTAAAGCAAAAACATTATTAAAAAAATAATTTTAAATAATGAGTTATATTAAAACATTTGAAGGATTTTTCTCAAAGGATAAAAAAGATGATAAGGATAATACCAAGAAAACTAAGAAAAAAGATTTTTTAGGTGGTTTATTCAAAAAAGAGGATGATGATTTTGCTCAAAAAGTTTATAATTCTTTAAAACTAGCTTTAAAAAATGATGAAAATTCTAAAATAGTTGGTAAGATTACTAAATATGCTGATTATAAAAGGTCGGTTAAATTTAAGTCTAATGGTAATGATTATATAATTATAATTCAGAAAAGCTTGTTAACAAGAAATAATTCAAATTATGTTTTAGTTATAAATAATAAACATTTTATAGATAAAAATGGAAAACCAACTATTTCTCAAAGGATTTCTAGAAATATATGGGATTTATTAGATAAAGAATATGATAAAAATATTTTTAATAAAGAAGATATTACTAGAGATTTCGACTAATTAAGTTAATTATTTATTATTCTTTACTAATATATAGTTTATGAAGTATTTAAAAAACTATTTCCTTTTTTTAGAAGATGAAAATTTAGGAACAGATGATATTAATCCATTACCATCGGATCCAGAAATGGATTTAAAAACTAAAAATACGGTATCTCAATCTTTGTTAGATTCTCAATCACTTTTAAGAGAATTTAAAGATAAGAAGAGTAAAATGGAAAATATTTTTAAAGATTCAAAGATAAAAGACGACGTTTCACTTGATAATGCTCTATTAAATGGGGTTTATAATAGTAAAAAAGATGTTAATCAAAGAAATAGATGGCTTAAAGAACTTGAAGTAATTCTTAAAGCTGAGAGAAGAAAGAATGCTTTACAAATTGCTATTGGTAGTGATGAGGATCAAGTTAAAAGAACTAATGATGATATAAATCGATTAAATAGTGAAATCTCAAATGCTTCTGTTAGTAGAAAAGAACAAATAATTTCAACACTTGCAATGAACAATAAGAGACTTAAAGAGATTAAAGATAATATTATATCAAATAAGAAGTTACTTTCACAAGATACAATTAATTGGAATAAAAAAAGTGAAGATTTTAAAACATCTCTTAAAATTGAAGAAGAAAGAATAAAAAATTTATTGTCTAAAGTATAGAAATAGAAAAAAATTGGTTTTTTCTTTTAATATATAAAACATAAAATAAAAAAAAAATAAAAAATATGGCAATTCAAATCGGTAAATATAAAAGACCAGGAATCTTTATAGAAGAAATTGATAAATCGATTATCACTAGCCCAACTGTTGAGGGGTTTGCTAATTTAGTAATTGGATTTTCCAAAAAAGGACCAGTAAATTCAGCAGTTTTGTTAAAAACTGTTGGTGATTTGGAAAGAATTTTTGGATCTATTGATCGACAATTAGAAAGAAAAGGTTCTTTTTTTCACAGAACTATTTCAAAAATGTTAGAATCAGCTCCAGTTTATGCAGTAAATCTACTTTTAACTGATGACACAATCGATCAAATCGAATATCAAACTGTTTCAGCAAGTCCAATTCATAAAAATGATATTGAACGAACAGCAGCTTATAGAAAATTCTTTGATACAACAGGATTTTGGAAAAGAGATACTGAATCTTTTATAGATGTTACAAAAAATAACTCTGGATATGAAACTAGAGTATTAAATTTCACAAATCTTTCAGATAGATTTATAACAGTTTTTTGTGTTAAATCATCAGTTACTGGATTTGATAGACCTTTATTAGAATGGTATGGTTCAATTGAAAAACTTCCTCCTTATTTATATCCTACAGATTTAGCGGCAGATTACTTAGTTGATGTTGTTGTTATTGGTGGAGACTGGTCTAATTATCAAGAGTTATCTGTTGATCCAAGATGGTCAGCTTATTTTTCATCTGAAGGATTAAAAAAATCTGAAATTAGAAATTTTGCTAATGATAGAAATATAACTTTATTAGGATACTATGAATCTCTTTCTTTAATTCCATATTTCAGAGATTTAAATGGTAGAAATATATTTATTGAAACAATTATCAATAGAGATACTGATAAAACTGGATTATTTTGTGCATTTAATAACGATTTGTTTGAAACAGATTATCCAAAAGGACTTGTTGATTTAATTGGTAATTCACTAGTAGGTGACGATTTATTAAGTAATCCACCATCAGTTGATGAAACTTATTATAAATCATTGGATGCTAATGACGGTAAGATAGATGGTGAATTATCAATTGATTTTTTATCATATAAAGAACAAATTACAGAAACATTAACATATGCTAATAGAGTATTAGATAGACCAGGAAACGTAATTTCGTTGTTTGATGGTGATTTTGCTGGTAATTCAGCATTAAATAATAGTTATTATACACACTCTTATAATGATAATGCTGGTGTTGTTAAAGGTGGTGTTATATTAGGTCCAAATGATGATACTAATTTAGGATATATAAAAAATCCTAATAGAACATATTGGTTTTCAGAAGGTTATATTAATGATCTTAGATTTAATAATGTTGATGATTCTGGTACTATGAGTACTATATTTACTTATACAGTAGCCTCTGCTTCAAATAATGGTTATGCTGTTATTGGTGGAAATTATATTCCTTTATCAGGAACATATTCTATTACTTTAAAATCTACTTCATTTCCAACCCTTACATCTACACAATCATATAATTATGCTTTAGTACTTGAATCAAGTGGTAATATAACTTCTAAAATATCAACTTCTACTTCATCAAATGTCGCTGTTGCTGCTACTGATATAGTTTTAAATTATGGAACTGTTCAGTTAGTTAATGGATTATTTACTCCGTCAACAACTATTGTTCAAAATTTAACTCTTAATTCTAATAGTGGTGGTGGACCATCAGCTTATATTCCAATGAGATTTGGAACTGATTATATTATTAGTACTGCATCAACCTCACAACTAGTTTTGAATGAAGGAGATTTTAAAGTTGAATTTTTAAATACTAATTCAACACCAAATGTTAAAAATTATTCTCAATATAGAAATTTCAAAATGTTTAACTCATTATTAACATATATTAATACAAGTGCTACATTTAGAGGATTAATGTTATTGGGTCCAGGTGGTAGTGGAAATGTTAATTATGAGACGACTAAAAAGAGTTTATCAGAGGTAATATTTAGTGATATTAAAACTGGTACAACAGTTAATAAATCATTTGTTGTTAGAACTGGATTACCATATTCTCATATTAGTGATATTGTACAAGATGGAGAACTTGTTTTCTATAAAATCGATGATGAATTTTTAATTGATTATGCTGGTTTTGAAACTAAAAATACTTTACCAATATTAGATGGTACTACAGCATCATTTGGGGTTGTTGGTAAATACTCAACATTCTATACAAATTATGATCAAGGATTAATAGGATCTGGTGATGTATTCTTCCAAAATGAACTTTGGGATGGTGTTAAAGTACAATTTATACCTGGACAAGGAATAACAGCTTCATTAGATGGTTATAACTATATTTTATTTAGAGTTGAAGAAGGTAAAACTTACACATCTGAGAATAAACTATATTTTGATCAGTTAAATAACTATCAAGGTGATGATAATGGCGTACAGGGATATCAATTCCTTATTGGTGGTGTTATTAATAGTGGTGCATTTACTGTTAAATTTGATCAAGGATTGACTGTTGAAAACGGATTAACATTACCAGGAGATGCTGGTGGAGATCCAACGCTTGCTTCAGGTAGAGCTTATCTAATTGCTACTTATAGTAATACTGTTATTAACTCAATTGATACTGCATCTTATAGCTATTACGCATATGAAGTTTATGAATCTGTTAGTGATGAGACTCTAAATATTAGTAAATTATATGGGTATAATAGTGAGTTTAGTGGATCTGGTGTATATCTAGCTCCTTATCAAAAGGATAATGGAGATCTGGTAGTTACTTTTACAGATTTTGGATTAGCAACTCAATCAGTGATGAGTTCTCTGAACCCAACTGCTGATAGTGCATTAGCAACTAATGGTATTATTTATGTTAAATCTGCTAAGAGTAATTTTAAACAATCTCTTGAGGTAGAATATCCAACAGGATGGAGTGCGGTTCCTAATAAAGTTCTTGTTAAGAGAAACAGATATAGTGAAGTTAAAGTTGGTGATTTCTTAGAAGCATCATTTGATCCTACTTTATTAAAATCTGATCAAATGCCTAAGAAACTTACTAGAATTCAAAGTAAGAAAATTTGGTCTGTTAATTCTGATTATGTTGAATTATCTTGTGACTCATCTGTTAAATTAAGATCATTTAATGGTGATTTTCAAACAAATAGATATACAAAGATTGATGATTATGTAAAAACTTATAAAGCAATTTCGCTTAAAGGATTTAGAATCAGAGAAGCATCTATTCCTGATGGTACAGAAGCTAAACAATCATCAATACTTGATGTAATTGCTAAAGGAACTCCTTTATTTAAAGCACTTACAAATAAAGAAGCTTTTGATTTTAGATATCTAATTGATTCTTTTGGTTTAGGTTTAACATCAGACTCTAAACAACAATTAGTTGATGTTTGTGGTGATCGTCTTGATGCCTTTGGTATCTTGAATATGCCATCATTGAAAACATTTAAAAACTCAGTTTCTCCAACATTTAAAGATGGAAACGGAACTCTAAAATTAGAGTATGTTGCTAAAGGTGGTGATCCAGAAAGTAATCCAGATTTCCTTTACTCATTTGGTAAAGGTATGGGTGTAACATCTGTTGGATATTTCTTACCATATGTAACAGTTGATGATTTTGGTAGACCAATTGATGTTCCGCCATCAGCATATGTAGGTTTGACATTTATGAGAAAACATAATAGTACAACTACAAGTATTGTTCCTTGGACAATTGCGGCTGGTGTTAATAATGGTAGAATCACTGGTATACAAGATCTTGAGCAGATATTTACTCCTTCTGATCTTGAGTATTTAAATCAAGCTCAAATTAATCCTTTAACATTCAAAAGAAATAGAGGATTCGTAATTGAGACTGAAAATACAGCTCAAGTACTTTACAAATCAGCACTTTCTCTTATACACGTAAGAGAAGTATTGATCGAACTTGAAAGAGAGTTATCTAGAATGTTGTTAGACTTCCAATGGAAATTCAACACAGCAGAAATTAGAGCACAAATTAAACTACAAGCAGATGTTATCTGTGAGAAATATGTTGCACAAAATGGACTATTTAACTACTTTAATAAAATTGATGAAGAGAATAACACTCAAGATATCATTGATAACCAAATTGGTGTTCTTGATACTTATGTTGAACCTATCAAAGGAATGGGTATAATCGTGAATAACATCACAATACTTAGAACTGGAGCAATTTCAGCAGGTGGATTTATTAATTCTTAATATTTCATAAAATAAATAAAACCAAGATAAATGTAAATTTATCTTGGTTTTTTATTTTCATTATTTTCAATAAAAAAAACTCAGATTTAATCTGAGTTTTTTTATTTATGAACCAAAGTTTCCTAAATTACTTCCTAAATTAGGAATATTATTCATCATAGAACTAGGATTGAAGTTTGGCATCGAAATTTGTTGAGAATCTTCTTCATGTTTTCTTTGTTTTTCTTCATCTTCATTTAGTTCATTAACTATTTTAATATTTTCTTCTAACATCCAGAATGGCCATTCATCAATACAGAATTCATTTACATGATAGTTTTTCTGTAAGAGAAGCTTATTCTTTAATAAAGGCTTCAAAGGCATCATGAACAACGAAAATACCTGACGCTCCGTTGGGAAATTGCATATCTGCACGGACCTCCTGGCCGTTTACAACTTTACATAGTTCTTTAATTCCAAAAGTCATTTTACCAACAGCTGCATTTAAGAACTGAAATGAAATATCATCTATTTCTTCAAATTCTTTTAACTTTGCTTTAATTCCATCATAAGTTATGGAGCTTCTTCCATCAAGCATAAATGGTATAATTTTTAAAAATGCTAAATTTGGAGTTCTACTATCATTATTTTCTTTGATGATATAATCAGTGAATGATTTTTGTATACCAATATTTGGAGGAGTCAATTCAAATTCTTTATTATTAATTGTTTTAAAAACATAACAATTTTTAGATTTATCAAAATATTTTTCAATTTTAGGATCAATTTCATGTAATTTAAAATTTTCTCTTTTTAGTTCAATTTGAACTTCCTCTGAACCAGATTGTACAGTTACGGCTAAAGAACTTCCAGATTGGAAAGTCAATTCTCTTATCATAAAAATTAAATAAAGTCTATCTTGATCTTTAACATCTAAATAACTTGATATATTTCCATTAGAGTATTTTATACGAACACATGCTTGTAACATATCATTCATTTTCTCAACAATATCATAGAAATTATTATCATCAACCATTGAGTATGCTTGTATTTCTTTAACTTGAGCTGGTCTTATCATTAATAATGTACCAACTGGATAAAATTTACCACAAGGTAAATCATTAACATCAAAATTAAAATATTGTAAATCGGTTGTTCTTGTAGAATCAATATTTTGTTGAGTAGGTGTTTGATTAACCATATTTTTACTTGGATTAAAATTTGAACCTTGATTTTCTAAGTGTTTTTTTAAGAAGTCTTCTTCCGACATTTCTTTATTATTAGGCATATTTTATGTTATTTTTTAGGTATATATACTCATAGTTTAACTACCTATTATTTTTTAAAAAGATTGATAATATATTATCAATCTTATCAAAATTATAATATGGTATTCTAATTAGTTTTATATTTCTACTTTGACAATATTCGTTTTTGATTCTATCATTTTCCATCATATATTCTAAATTTCCTTCTCCAAAATATTTATTTTCGATAAAATGGTGTTCATCATCATATTCTATACACAAATTTAATTCTAGAAGATAAAAATCAAATCTTAATCTTTTGGTTCTTTTACAATCTTTGAATTCATAATTTCGTTTAAATTTAATATTTTTATTTTCTAAAATCGATTTTATCTTATTCTCACCCCTTGAAGTTGAATTACATTCAGGACATCCATGTCCATATTCATGAAAATATAAATATTGATTAAATTCCCCATGACTTGGGCAAATTATTTTGATAAATCCTTTATTTACCGATAAATCTTGATATTTATATTTATTGTTATGTGTCTTTTTAAGATTTTCTAACCTTTCTGGGATTAACTCTGTTAGTTTGTGTTTTTCTCTTGCGCAAGCATCACAACCTTGTTTCATATGTGTGTGGTTGCTTGCTCTTATTAAAAATTCTCCGTGGTCTGGACAAATTATAATTATTTTACTTCTTACATTTTTAAATTCAACTTTTGAGTAATTAAATCTATTTCCATGTATCTCTTTAGATTTACTAATAAATTCATATTGTGTTAATTTTTTCATCTTTCTTTCTTTGTCTTTTTCTATAAGTTTGTTCCATTCTTTTACAAGATCCGTCACAATATTGTTTATCAGACCTACCATTAATAATATACTTATTACAGTTTCTATATTTACATCGTTTCATATTAATATATATTAAAAAATTGTATGTCTCTTATTTAGAATAAAATCATTTTTTTTTAACAATATATAATAGAGACAAAAAGAAAAAGAATATATAAATTATAACTATTTAAACTAGTTAGAAAAAAAATAATATAAATAAAATGCCGCTTCCTCACTTTACTCAACTCCAAATGACAGGATCGCCAGGTGGTCCTGGTACACAACCACAAGAACCAGTATATTTAAATCTATTTGAGATTACATTTGTTCTTCCGACAATATTACAAGCTCAAGGTAGAGATCCTGTGTTATTATTACAACAGGCATTAAGTGTTGACTTGAATTTAACAAATAAAACAATTGCAACATCTCAACAAAGATGGAAATATACAACTAGAGCTTTCTTGAACGCTGGTCCTTCTGAAACTCACGTAGATGACTTAGGTATTACATTTAATGTAAACGTTAATAATAACGGATCTATGGAAAGTTGGGCAGCTTTGAAAGCTTGGTATGATTTAGTTTGGAATTCTCAAAATGGATATCTTCATTATAAAGCTGATATTATTGGAACTATCATCGTTAATCAGCATGATAAAAAAGGATTAGTTCTTAGAAGAGTTACTTTCCAAAATGCTCAGATTAAAAATTTAACAAGTCCAAGTTTAACATATGAAGGTCAAGGTATATTACAAAATATCACAGCTAATTTTGTTGCTGATTATTGGGTTGATGAATATATCGATAATAACTTCACTATTTCACCACCATTTGTTTCAGGATATTAATCTAAAATTAAAAATATTAAAACCGATAGAATTTTCTATCGGTTTTTTTGTTGAACATAGTTTATGATTTTTCATATAAATTAAAAATATAATTATATGAAATGAAAGTATTTATTACAACAGATTGGCATTTTGGTATCTACGTTAATAATTTAGATAAGTGGTTAAATATGATGGAAAATTATTTTTATAATTTTTTTATACCTTATTTAAAAGAAAATGCTAAAGAAGGAGATATATTAGTACATTGTGGAGATCTTTATGATAACCGAACATCTATACCAATTATTGCTTCTTATAAAGCTGAAAAGATATTAACCGAAATATCAAAAATATTACCAGTTCATCTTATTGTTGGAAACCATGACCTTTATAATAAAGGTTCTAATGAAATAAATTCTGTTCGTCTTTTTAATTTTGTTGATAATATTACTGTTTATACAGAAACTTCAGTAATTGAAATTTTTGGTAATAAATTGATACTAATGCCTTGGGTTGAAAAAAGAATAGATATGATTAAAGAAATAGAATCTAATTCTGGCGATTATTTATTTTGTCATAGCGATTTGAATGGATGTAGAATGCATCTTAATTCAGTAGCTCATAGGAATGCTGATAAAATTGATGTAGATGAATTTAGTCGTTTTAAACATGTATTTTCAGGACATATACACATTAGACAAACTAATAAAAATTTTACATTTATAGGATCACCATACCAAATGGATAGAAATGATATGGGCGATCAAAAAGGAATTACAATTTTAGATCTAATTAGTGGTGAAATTCATTTTGAACCTAATACATACTCTCCAATTTTTAAAAAGTACCAAGTCGTCAATGATGATGATATAGAGATAATAGAATCATTAAAAGATACTAAGGATTATATTGATTTATCTATATCAAATAATTTATTAATTAATAATCGTAAGTTAAGAAGAAAATTAGAAACTATATTAGAAACTGGTAATTTTGCTTCAGTTGAATATCTTGATGATATAGTTAAAACAGAAAAAGAAAAGAAGGAAAAGGAACTAACTGATGAAGAATTGCAAATATCAATTCAATTAGAATATGAGGAGTTTATTAAAGGATATATTAAGAATCAAAATTATGAAAATAATTCTTTTAAAGATGGTATATTAAAAGAATTTGAAGAAGTTATACATATTTATAATGAAAATTATAAAGTTAAGAATGAATAGTTCTTATTTAAGAGTTACTTTTAAATATTTTGAGTTAATTTCAATCTGTATAATACAATTAGGAATTATATCTAATATACGGTCTTGAGCTTCTTTTAGAAGCACTATAGATTCAAACATTTTATTAGTTAAATAAAATTTTGCAGAATCAAAATTCACGGTTTTACTTCCACCATAACTTTTACCATATGGTATATTAACATTCTCACTTTGTGGAATTACATCTAATCCATTTAAATAAAAAGTATATGAATTATTTTCTTTAGATGATTCTACATGATCTGAAATATCAATCAAGTTTAAAAAACAATCATTAATTGATTCCCACTCTTTAGAAATTTCAATTTTTCTATAATTAGAATCTGCTTTATTTTCAAGTATTATAAGTGAATTAAGTATTTCAATTACAAAACTATTAAATGATGTTGCAATTATTATATAATTTGCAGTAAAAATACTCACATCAAGATAATATATTTCTTCTTCTTTCGATATAGAAAAACTAGATTCATGTGTGAAAATAGTCCTTAATTTTAGTGAATCAGTTTTACGTTCCTCTTTGCGTTCCTCAAATTCACACATAATATATTTCCAATTATTATATTGTTCTTCTGAAATTACAGATCTTAGATAACAAACGTTCTCTTTATTAATTATTATATAATCAAAATGAGATGGAAAATACTTCGATGCGTGTATAGATGTTGGTATATCAACAATAAATTTATATGATGTGTCAGACAACTTCTCAAACGAATTATTTGGTATAAAAGGAAACCATTTTTTTCAATTGGTAAAGTTACTGGGTTTAATTTATTGATGCGGCATACGCTAAAGTAATTTCTTTTACTGGTTAATGATTTAATCCATTTTTTAACTGAGGAGAACCATGAAACAATTAATACGTCTACCGGGTCTGGAAACAGACTAATAAATACTAAAAACAACATAAAGAAAACTATCACTACCATATTTTTATTTGTAAATATATAATTTTTTGGTATATTTACAAAATTATATAATCAAATTATTTTAATATATAATCAATGAAATATCTTAAAAGGTTTGAAGAAGTTGACCTCGATAAATATAAAAATTTTTTAAATAAGTATCAAAAAAGTGGCTACATATCAATCTCATCGGTTAAGAAATTAAAGGAATGGGGATTAGATATTAGAGATTTTTCTCATGTTGAAAACCAAGTTATAAATTCCTTAGATTTTTTTAGAGCTGGAGATAGAGATTTATTTTTAGATTATTTTACAGAAATAAAGGACAAATATCCTGATATATCATCTTATTTTTATTATTCTTTAGATGTTTTTCCTAAAGGATCTAAAGATAGGTACTCAAGAGATTTGAGTAAATTTGATTTTGTTGTTTCTATGGATGAACAAAATTTGCCTTCATTTGATGGATTGAATATAGATAATAATATTAGTGTTATTGATAAGGTTATATCTGGAATCGAAAAGGCTCGTAAAGATATTTATAAAAAGGGAAAAGATTTAATGGATAATAAAACTGGTTTTTCTGATATTTATTTTGCTAAAAGTTATTTAAGATCTGGTAGTTCAAATCAAATAGAGAATTGTAAAATATCACCAGTTATATCTATTAAGATATTTTTACACACCTATGATGATGATTCTTGGATTAATCATATGGATGATTATGAAAATTATAACAAATTTATTAAAGAGAAAAGAAAAGAAGCAGTCAATGATATTGAACTAGATTTAGATAGAATTTTTAAATCATATTTTTATTCAATAGGTTATCCTAATATTAATTATAAAATAGAAAAAAAAGGATATGGATGGGGAGGATTTTATGATGATGGTGATATCGTCACTTTTAATATTTGTTGTGAATTAAATAATTAAAATATATACCTACTTTTATTATCTATTCTTTTAACAACTAAATATAGACCAGGTGATTGATTATATATTTTCGGATC